AAAGGAAGGAATTTATAATACTCGTATTCAAATGATGCGTCTGATGTTAAAATGGTATCTGCAGATAATTTGGTGTCAAAATTAATCCCAGATAATGAAATAGGAAATACTCCAATGAACTGTACACGTAGTACTGGATTATTTAGATTCGATAAAACAGTCAGTGTAGCATCGGAATAACTTGGAAATGGATTTTGTTTATAGTTATTTTGTTTTGATTGAAGTTGATTTCTTTCATCAAAACTTTCTGGTGAAGATATTGCAAGATACCATTCATATATATTTCTCCATGACATTGCTTCTTCATCAACAATAAAATTTATTCTTAAATCTTCATATTGAATATTCAAACCAGCAACAGACCAGTTGTGTAATGGTGAACTGACTCGTGCTTGTGGCATGGAAACACCTGGAATGTTTACCTCTTGACAAAAGTATTGAGTGGTGGGTATCCTATCAAAACTTAATAGAAACTTTGTAGGTTGTAAAAGATTAGTATTCTCTGGTGTGCGTGATAAAACAGTCATTTCATATTCTCTGAAAGGTATGTACTATTTATAATCATAAAAAAGGGGTGCCGAAGCACCCCTTCCAATGTCCTTCTTGACGAGGACTCTATCAAACTCAATTTTTACATTAAGTTCTTTACTGAGAACAAACGGTAGTAAACGTTTGATTGTGCATTCAGAGCACCGAACCCTTGAGTGATACCCTGTGCGAATGGGTTTGCAACCATTCCATAACGGGTCTTGAAACCAATCTTAGGTTGGAAAGTGTACTGATCGATAGCACGAACCATCTGTAAAGGAACGTATGGACAGTAGAACAGACCAGCATCGTATGGAGAAGTACCTTTATAACCGATTGTTACCAATTCTTGGTTAGAGGTATATCCACCGAAGTATGGATCGATGTAAACTTTGATACGACCATGTAACATACCAGCGAAGGTGTTACCAGTGTCATCTACTTGAAGGTCAGCTTGAAGAGCAGGTGTGTAAGAAAGAACACCAGCCATTGCCATTGCAGAAGCAACGTCAGATGAAACGATCAATACATTACCTTTGCCTCTACGTGTCTGTTTAGAAATAACGTTAGCATCACGTTCAATCTGGAAGATCAAACCCTTGAAACGTTCTACAGACCAACGACCATTAGAGTCAGTGTCTAAGTCGAAAGAACCAGCAGTTGTTGTACCGTACTGAGCACCTGGAACAGCGACAGTGTAGATAGTACGAATAACTTCACGGTTAATTTCAGCAAGAATTTCAGTAGACAGAATGTTAGACAGTTCTGTTTCTGCATCCAGACCATGAATCGCTTTAAGGTCTTGAGCAAGTTCTAATGAGTATTCTGCTTTAAGAGCACGTGACTGAGCAGTAACAGTTACTTTCTCAATACTGAATGCCATTTCTTTGAAAGCTGCACCTACGTCTGAACCCAAGAATTCAGCATTAGCAGTTGGCATACCAATACCAGTTGTAGTAGTACCAGATTGGAAGTTGTTAGCAGTATCGGTAGCAAGAGTTCCCTTGAATCCATAAGGATTGTTAGAAGAAGAGTTACCAGAGAATACTGTGTTTGCTTCGTTGTAGAATGCTTCTGGGTTAGTATTCGCTTGAGCATTGTAACGTGCTCTCATTGCGAAGATAAGACCAGTAGGACCAGTCATTGGCTGAACGCCAGCAACGTCATAAGCAATCAGGTTAGGAAGTGAACGGCGAACCAATGAGATTAAGATTGGATCAAAGTTCTGAACGCCAGCACCAGTTACGTTAGTAGGACCAACGTCACCTGTCAATTCGTTCAACTGTTGACGATCAGCTCTCATAGCTGATTGTTGGTTTTCCAACACAAGAGTCGTTACCGCTCTCTTGTACGGGTCTTTAATGGCTTCTAAATCTGGGTGCTCCAGTACTGGCTGCCATTTTTTTTGAAGTTCTTCTGTTAAATACATTATTTTCTCCTTGAAAAATGTTTATTTATTATTTCTTGATAGTCTGTGAAATAGTCTTTGCATATAGATCCATTGAAGGGTCTTCAGAAATGAATTTCTTTGGTGCCTCTTCAATTAATACTTCATCGTCTAATACTGAATTACTTGCAGTTTTTACTGGATTAGAGAAATATGATTCTTTAATTACTTCCAGTTTACTAACGAATTCATCTTCCGTGGTGAACTCTACACCCTCTGCGAGTGATTTCAGTTTTTCCACTTGGGTTTGCGTCAGGCCGTCACATGCTGCGTAAATAGCCTCAAACTTTTTATGTTCATTTAACTCTTTAGAGAGTTCAATTGAGTCTAAAATTTGTTCATTGAGAGCAGATTCAAGTTCTTCAACCTTAGCTGCTAATTCTTCTACAACGTTAACTTTGTCTTCTGGGATATCAATGTGGTGTTCGATGAATACATTACGGAGACTAGACATTAAATCTTCCATAATTTCTGCACGAAGACCAGATTCAATAACAAGTTTATTATCTTCAACCCATTCTTGAACCATATAGTTCAGATAGTCATCAACTTTAGAAGCAATTTCTTCCTTAACTTCTTCAACTGCTGATGCAAATTGTTCCATTAATTCCGCTTCAGATTCAGCGATGATTTCTTCTGCACGTGCAATAACTGCTGCTTCGAAGATAGTAGTTGCTTTTTCTTTGAATTCTTCTGAAAGATTTTCACCAGACAACATTGCGTCTACGTCTTCTTTCATTTTCTTCATCATTTTCTTTTGTTTCTTCTTTGCTTTCTTTTCAGCAATCTTAGCTGCTTCGTCCAGGTCTTCTAGATCTTCATCCTCTGGATCAACTTCTTCATATTGTTGGAAATGAGCACCAGGATTCTTTTGGAATTTTTGTGGAGCAAGTTTACCAGCAACACGATCACGAATTGATGCATAATCTGTAGCAGCTGACTGAGTTGTAGGATGACGTAGATCAGAACGCCCCTGGGTCTCTTGTGGTTGATTTTTAGGTGAAGAGTACCCAACACCCTCCTTTTCATTTCCCACAGGAGGTGTAGCGCCTGGAGGGGTTGCAGTAGGTACGCCTTTCAGATAGTCTGGAAGTTCGTCATCTTCCTTCTCAGGAGCATGACCAACGATACCGGCATCTTTATTGCCGTATGCTACATTAGTACTAAGTTTAGTGTCACCGACACCAGATTCCTGGCCACGATTCTTGGCAGATACATTACCAGCCAAGATTTCTTTAGCGGCTTCGGTCAGATTAAAAGTTCCCATTTGAAAATCTCCTTGATTTTATTGGATATTTATAAATTAAAGTTTTTTGAGGAAGTTTTTGAATATACGCAGACTTACTTCTTCAATTTGTTTTCTGGATGTTCTGGTGATTTCCTGTTTTGCTTTGGAATAATCCATTTCCGTCCAGACACCATCAACAATCATCCATTCTTTACCTTCCATAATCCCTTGCACGAAAGCATTAGGGGCAGAAGGGTCTGCTACAATATCCGCCGCTGTGGCAAGATAAAAATCATCTTGAACAATATTAATACCGTTAACTGATTTCAAGGAGCCCATACCTCTGGAAGATACACCAATCTGTGCACCACCTTCAATAAGACTTCTTGCAATATTACCCATAGGTGTTTCAAGAATTTTTGCTTTGCCTATCCAATCATTCCCTTCCCTACGGAGACTCGTAATAATATGCGAAACTCTATCAAGATTGATTGATGGGGTATCTGGGTGTCCCAATTCCCCAAAGGCACGATTTTTATTTATATAATTCTCTGTATATCTTTGGACTTCCTTTGACATAGTTCTACTTTCGTACATACGACCATTGCGATTTACGATTTCGGACTGAAGGAATGGTCCTTCAATATACATTGACTTCTTACCGTCTTTATCTTCGGTAAGATAGTTGAGTGTTTCTATTACTTCTACTATTAGTTTCAAAATGCGATCCTCCTATATCCTTTATACGAATTTATTCTTTTGGATAGTAATGCTCGAAATCCAGACGCATTTAGTCCGTTCTCTCTGCAATACTTATTCAAATTGAAGATTTCAATTTGAGTATCGAAAGGATCAACAAATTTGTAATTTTTTGATTGAGCATTTACTCTTTTTTGTATTGTTTCTTCAGAAAGTTTTCTTCCAGTATGAGCAATACTCATTTTATGTTTAGTTTCTTCTGAATGTTTTTTTCCAATATGACTATCACTTATCAGTTTTTTAGATATTAAATTGTGATTTCTACCAGTAAATAATGCTCCACCTTCACCACCCGGAGATATATTATATTCGGGTTTGTGTGAATTTATAAATTCTATTTCTTTCAAATTCAATTCATCTTTACAATCTGTTTCAAATAGTATTTCAATAGAGAAATTGTCTTTTCCATGTTTCTTTATTGCTTTTACTATTGGCATTTTGTCGATGTGTTTACCAGAAAAATGTTCATTCAGTCGGTGTTCAACTGGTCTACTTGTTTTCCCTATATATCTTTTACCGTTTACAGAGTTTGTAAACATATAGATACTCATCATGGTCTTAACCCGTATGGTCCAAAGTTGAATGCTGATGGATCGTTGAACTGACCACGTTGGTACATAACATTGTTCTTACGGAATGACATAATTAATGTATAAGAACTGTTTGCAGTTGCACCATAAGTATAAACCCCCAAATCGCCATTACCAACACTAGCAATACCTGCTGCCGTGTTGCCAGAATTATTCATGATAGCAGGTAACTGTTCACCCAAACCAAATTCTCCAGATTCATTTAAATGGAAAATTGTAGCAGAGTTTGCAAACTGTGCAGATGAAGTTGCACCACCACCATTCCAGAATATTTCTACCGAACCCATAGGTGATGAAACTGGGAAATTTACGTAATATTTTAAACCCGTAAGTTGCAAGTCATAATAACCTAACGCAGTATTACTGACACTCAAACTAGAATTTAGGGGAACGCCATTGACATCTAGTGCACCATATAAAGTATTTGCTTTAATTCTGGTATTGTTTGTCTCATTTATTGAAGAATCGAATGATCCTGTTAATTTAATAACAGTATCTGTTACGGTATCTCTAAGAACTTGATAAGTAAATTTATTTGCCATTGTATTATTCCTTATTGGATACTATTATTCGTCATCTTCATCATATTCATCATCATACTCTTCGTCTTCTTCATCATATGATTCTTTTTTCATTTTCTTTTTCTTAGAAGAACATTCACTCTCTTCATCTTCATCGCCTTCTACACCAGCATCTTCCTCTTCACCCACATCTTCTGTGATAGTTTCTTCAGTAGCAAAAAGATTTTTAGCAAGAGCAATCTTGCTTGATTCAAACTGTGCAGTTACACGGTCATGGATTTCGGCATACAATGCATCACGAAGTTCTTTTCCTTGATCGTTGATAGCATAATCAACAATATTTCTTGTGTTATCAGACATTTTTATCTCCAAATAGATATATTTATAGTATTATTAAAGTATTTGTTTTATCTTAGTAAATGTTCCAACAGAAACATAATCTTCGGATTTTGGTGTATTCTGATTCTGGGCATTCTGTTTTGCTTCCTTAGCAGCTAGTTTTTGGTCTAATTCAGCAGAGTGTTGGTTCATTGCCATCTGTTGTTCACCTTCAACATCACCCATCATTTGTTGTGTAGCAACATCATTAGTAACAGAAACTGGCATTCCAAGACCAACTGCCTTCTCTTCGTCAATTTCTTTTTGCATTTGCTTGATATCATCATCAGTCATACGCAGAACATTACGTTGAATCCATGCCTGTGAATAGTAACGACCTGTATATGGGTCTACTTGTTCTAACAGAGTCAAACGTTCCTTCATCAGTTCTGCTTCTTTCAGTTCTGTGAAGTTATTGTCTTTGATGAAATCAAAATACAAATGTTCTTTAAAATCGTCCCACTCTTCAGCAGTACAAATACCTTTAAGTACACATTGTACTCTCAGTGCTTGGATGAATACATCAGAGAACTTGTTGCGTAATCTGTCTACAAATTTGGCAAACTTTAACTCATCACGTGTTACTTCTGCAACACGACCAATAGAAAACCCTTGATCTGGTTCCAAACGAGATATTGGAACATTCAACGATTTATAAAGTTTCTTTTCAAAATACTTCACATCTTCTAGTTCACCAAGGTTTTGTCCACCTGGTAGTGTATCGATTTCTGTTCCCTTACCACCTTCTCTACGCGGTAACCAGAAATCTTCCATCATAGAAAGGAATTTACGATCATCCCTAATCTCACCAGTATTTGCATCATAGACAAGTTTATTTTTGTACTTAACCATGATATCGCGGAGATACTGTTCAGCTTTAAGTTTCGGTAAATTACCAACATCAATATAAAAAATTCGTCTTTCTGGAGCACGTGATATACGGTAAATAACAGTTGCATCTTCAATCATACGCAACTGGTTAAGTGGTTTGATTGCTTTGTGTAAGTATGAAAGAACGGTTGCCCTACGAGAATCCATCAACCCAGAAACAACTGCTATGATCGAATCTGTGGCAATACGCACACCAAGTGGGCCGAAACTGGATGATGATCCAGAACCTACCTTATCATTATAGATGTAATATTCATTGATTACATCCATTACGTCTACACCTGTACGTTCATCCTTTCTTTTCTTGACCTCACGAATCTTTCTTAATTTTCGTGGATCAATATATCTAAGTTCTTTGATTCCGGCAGCGGGATTTTCTCTATCTATTACAATATGGTAATATAATCTACCGTCAACATAGTATCTACGAAAAATATCTTGTGCCATATTCGTATAGTTCATTAGGCGCATGATATTGTTGAATTCTTGTTTAATTGCGTTCTTGATCTTTTCTGGTTGCTTTAGGTCATCAAGAACCAACTTTAAAATAACACCATCATCATCTTGACAAATTGCTTCGTTTATGATATCATCAATAGCTGATTCGATTTCTGGTTGCATAGACATTTCACGATATCGTGAAATGAGTTCTACTTCATTTTTTGCAGTACCATCTAAATCTACATACGTACCGTAATACGCAGCGGAAGTAATAGTCAATGCTCCATCATCATTATTTGGTGGGGAGAACGACTGTTGAACTGCTTTTTCCTCGTCTTTTTTGTCACGAGAAATGCTAAATCCAAACAAACTAAATTTTGCTAAAGATGACATATTTCTTTTGTTTCCATTTCATAAAAAAATCATAAAGGGGGTATTTCTACCCCCTCGGTATATATTATTAGGTCGTTGAATCTGAAGTCCAGTATTGATAAGCAAATGATACTGTGTAATCTTCAATAGAATCATTACTGTCCCATGCTACATCAATAGGTGCCAAGTCGATTGGGAACATTCCAACAAAGGAATAATTCTTCAAAATGGTACTTGGTCCTGTTTTGCTGTACTGACTTACAGATGCATCAATAGAGTAAGAAGATGGTGAAGCAAAACTCGCATCTCTTATGTTACTTGAGTGGGAGTTAATTAAGTTCATCCAATTTTCTAAAGATCTACGGATTGCAAAATCTTCATCATTAATAATGGTTATTGTCCAATCGTTGAATACACGGTTACCTGCAAACTTCAGTTCTCTACCAAAATATGGTAGAGATACTGTATTTACTTGAGAACCAGGAAGTTGTGCTGCCTTACATAAGAATGTAGTTTTCTGTCCGGCAGTAGTTCCATCGGCAACTGGGGTTGGGAACACTAAAGATACGGAAAATAGATTGGGACGGGCACCGTCACCAACTAATGCCGATCTAAATTCTGTTACGTTAAAAGCCATTGTTTTCTCCTATTGATCTTATATTTATTGTGCCTGACCAACGACAGTAGTAAAGTCAACCCCAGTACCAACAGCAACAAAGTTCAACTGAATGTAGTTTATTGAACGTGCTGGTTTAATATAGATGTCACCAACGAATTGGTTACTATCTATAACCTGTGCTGTGTTATTGGTTGTGTCACAAACAACTTTAAAGTCTGTGATACCACGGCGACCTTGAACATCACGTAAGAATGGAGTTACTAAAGCAACGAACTGAGCACGTGTAAATTCATCATTGAATTCAAATAATGAAAATTGTGCCGCTTGTGATATTGCCTTTTCAAGAACAATAAACAATCTACGAACATTTATTCTATCAAATGCAGCTGGTTTCTGCAACAGAGTTTTATCACCAAATAAGACAATTCCCTGTCCAGGAAATGAAACAACTGGGTTAACACCTGCCATGTAAATGGTATCTCTTTCCGCTTTGTTTGGATTCCAAGAAAGTTTAATGGCGTTCTTGATTTGACCACGATTGAAACCAGCTGGAGAATACCAAGGGTCTGTTACACTGTCTGTGTATACACATAGACCAGCAGTATCACCATTTAATGGAACCCAACGATATACGTTATTATAAACGTCATACTGATATTTCCATCCAGAATCTGCAAATGCATATGATGTTGCTCTATTTAAGTTTGAATTCAACCATATATTAACAATGTTACTTGCTTCATTACCCGCCTGATTCACAACATATTGTGCAGGTGGAGAAAGGAAAACCATACAATCTTTACGAGAATTTATTGCTGATGTTGTTGTACCACCAACAACATTGTCAATGACCCAAGATTGCACAGTAGTATTAGCAGCACCCGTTAGTACAAGAGAAATATCATTTGTTTCTTTATTGGTGAACATTCGATATCCAGATATTACGGATGCATCTGTTCCAACATCATCAACACCACCACCTAGTTGGAGATATTGATTTGACGTAGCAGTGTTAAAGTTGGTGTTCGCTGCTTTTTGTCCCCATAAAGTTGAAGTATTCAAATAGTCAACTGGGTCTATGGCATAAACATACTTTGATTTATTAAATACTACTTGTTTATAGTAGTTTGAACTTCCGTCATTTAAATTAATAGCATCAACTGCTTTGGACACAAACGGGAAGGTTTCAAGAACGGTTCCTTTTGTACCAGTGAATAAACCACCAGCATCAATAACCGCAATGTGAAGTTCGTCATTGGAACCACCTAAAGACTGAACATATGACGAAGTTGTTGGTGCAGAACCAAACAGACTTACTAATGACACATTTGCTGTTCCATTAGTATATCCCCAAGTAGAAAATGATGTTGTATTTGCACAAACTGAAACTGATAGAGAATTACCCAATGAACCAGGATATCTTGCAACAAAGGCACCATATGCATTACCATTGGTTGTGTTATTCAAGTAGTTGTATTGGAATGTATCACTGTTGTTAATAAGTGTGTTTTGTCCCGATGGATTGGCATCAGCATTGAATGAGTTTGTGCCAATTGTTCTTACTACACTAAGATTGTTACCATATGATAAAAAGTTAGCAGCTGTGAAGAAAGATAAGTATGAGTTATTGTCCGGTTTTCCGAATATTTTTGATAATGAGATTTCACTATCAATTAATACTGTTTTATATGCTGGGCCCCAAGAAAAATATCCAGCATAGGCGCCAGCAGTAGTTAATACCGAAGGTACTACTGTGGTTAAATCTATTTCAGATATGTTTATACCGGGAGAAATTTGAAATCCCATTTTAATCTCCTTAAATTATTATAAGTTCTTTTGGTAGATATATTACCATAACGATATTTATCAAAAGGATGTTTTATACTCATCACGTAAACCTCTGAAATATCCAGCATAAACCTCTCCACCACCTGCCTCTTCCCAGACATCACCACCCCAAACACTGAATTCATTTCCATTAACACCATCATCTATGATGGGTGCTGGTAATATATCATCATCGTGTTGGTTCATCGACTCCAACTGAAGTTGCTTTCTTAGATCGTGACTTACTATTTCTCTAAAATATTTCTGTGTTGTTGCCCAAGCAAACAATACGCCTGTCATTACAAGATCGTCATTAGCACCCTCTTCAGCGGCGAATGATGTTTTGTTGGCAACAAATGTAGTCAATTCAGAATATGTTATAAAATCATTTATTATAAGTTTGTTCCCCTCAATCAATGTTTTCAGATTGGAACAACCAATCTTCTTTACTTGGGGAGACATTTTCAGACCCATTTGTATACCACGAGCAAAACCAGCAGATAACTGTTGTGGTTTCTTGTTGCCAGTGAATACTTTTAATAGGTTCTCATATTCAAAATCTAGGTGAAGTAAATCGGCAACTTGTGGGTTATTGTTTATTTCAACTAAGACGTATGCATCATTGTAATATCTTGCTGCATTGTATATATAGGTAGGCAATAATAGTGGTGAAATCAATGGGTTATTGAAACATGCCACCTGCCTATATGGTGTGTCAGACATACTCCATACAGAGAATGCTGATGAGTCCATATTCTTGCCTTCAGAAACATCCACTGTAATACAATAAAGATGATCTTTCTTTATCTCGTCCCCATCCTCCCTGATAGGTTGTTCAAATATACGTAACCCATCATGTTCTGATATTGGATCACGATATGACATTTCTTGTAGTTTCAAACCAGAAACTAGTGTGTTGGAACTACCAAGGAAGTGGGTATTATGTGAAACAACACCGGCCGAATAATATGTTGAATGTTTTTTTACACCTACGGGGTCAAATACTTCAAATTTTCCAAACTCAGAAATAATACTTTTTATTTTTTTATTTGTTAAACTATTATTAGTAGTTATTTCTTCTGCTTTTTTAAAACCAATGTCGGTTAAAAAAACGTGTTTGCCTGAACATTTTATAAATGTATCATCGTCAAATGTAAATGTATATAAAGAATCTACTATTTTTTTCTGTACACCCTCAAAAGATTCAAATCCACTTGGGGTTTTTATTAGATATCTACTTTTATTTTTTTTAAATAACATATTTTTTTATCAAATAAAAGATATAGGTCTCTGATACATCATATAACTTACCATAATGATGTGAAAATGCTCTCTCATATGTGAATAATTTACCATTCTTCTGTAATTTCCCCAATCTAGTATCAAAGATATCAACCTTGTCCTTATAATCTTTTATGATATTTCTTATATCAGAATCATTTATTTTTCTGTTAGGTCTATTTTTGGAAGACAACCCCATTTTTTTACGACTTTCTTCGGATAAATTCAGTTTATACCCAGATTTCCCTTTATTCCACGGAATTGTTCCTTTTTTTACTCCACCTATACCTGGTCTCTTTACACCAGTTTGTATTTTGGATAAATAATCTGGTGGTAGATTCATTCTTTTTGCTATCATAACACAAGCACCATAGTCACCATTATTATAATGTATATTATAATGTTCTTGTATAGAAATACACATTAAATTGTTAATATCATTGTTATTGTGATTACCATCAATGTGGTGTATTTCGTATGTTCTACCATTTTCATCTATTGGTATATTTCCATATGTTTCGACCCAATATTTTCTATATTTTTTATTTGACATTAGATTAACCTAAGAATATAACATTATTTATAATCCAAAAAACTTAGTGTCAAACTAAAAAGTCATAAAAATCAACTATTCTAATATTGTGATATTGTTTTGTTTTCTTATCATATATGTCAATTTTTGTATCACCATCTATACATTCAAATTCCTGTTGAAACTGTCTTTCAGATGTATTCCTGATAGTTTCTTCTTTCCATGCATCATCTCTTCCTGGTACCATTGACCAGTGGATTTCAAATGGAATATAGTTGTTTCTTTTCTCAATAGAATCTTGCCATAACTTATAGAACAGATTCATACCATTAGGAGTAGAAACGATAATAATCTTGGTCTTTTTACCTGATGATATTACGGGGTATACAGCAGTAAAGAACTCGTTAGCAATATTGTTTGGTACGAAAGCAAACTCATCAAGGAATACGAGGTTAAATGAACCACCACGAATAGCAGATGAGGAAGTAGAAGATGCAATGATCTTTGATTTGTTTTCTAGTTCAACAGTACCCTTGTTCCAAGTTACCACACCTTGTTGTAACCAGTCGGGTAAGTTTTCATATGCAAGTT